CCTTTTGCGCAAGCTATGCCTGATGAGTATAAAAACAGAAATGCGGTTTTAGCATATCGCAATTACTATATTTACGAAAAAAATAGTATTGCAAAGTGGAAAAACTCAAAAACGCCTTCCTGGTTTTCTAAATTTTTTGAACAAAATTCCACCAAAAACCTTATAAATAATCCGTGAGGACACTATGCCTTTATACGATTACAAATGCACCAAATGTGAACATTCTTGGGACGAGATTGTTCTCTATAAAAACCGCGACAAACCTTGTAAAACCCCTTGTCCAGAATGCAAAGAAAAATCCGTGACTAGAGTCATTGGAGCTCCTATAATGAGTGAACCTCATAAGATGGGTTTGAAAAGACCCGATGGTGGGTTCCGTGAAGTTATTTCAAAAATCAAACAACACCACCCAAAAAACACAATAAGGGACTATTAATGCCTTTCAATCATGTAGAGGTAAATCTAGAACACAGAGACATGGAAGTTATGGAAACTTCTCATGGTCGTTTCTACGAATCCCCCACAAAGAAGGGCAAATGGTATCCCTCTGTGACTACTGTTACAGGACACGCAAAGAAGGCGTTTTTTGATAACTGGAGAAAGAATCCAGAAAACATGAAGACTCTTCAATACTGTCAGCAAAGAGGAAATACACTCCATGACACCATTGAACACTATTTGAACAACGACAATGAATTTGTTGATGCTCTTTCTCTTTCAGAGAAGAGACACTTTGTTCAACTAAAGGATGAGCTGGACAAAATTGACAATGTTAGAGCTCTTGAAGTTCCACTTTGGTCTGATATTCTGGGTCTAGCAGGAAGGGTTGATTGCATTGCAGAGTATGATGGAACTCTTTCCGTCATTGACTTCAAGGGTTCAACCAAACCAAAGAAGTCTTCATGGATAAAGAATTACTTTGAACAAGCAACTTGTTACAGTATAATGTGGAAAGAACGAACAGGTGAAAGGATAGATCAAATCGTAGTTTTGGTTTCTTGCGATGACGGAACGACACAGGCTTTCGTAAAGGACTGTCGTGATTATGTTCCCTCTCTAAAGACAACCATTCAAAATTATTGGAATGATATTTTAAAGGATGAGGATCTGTTCTCTTCACATGAAATACTCAAAGAAACGAAGGAAGAGCTTGAAAAGCGAGGAGTGTTGAATGGGATCAATTCTTGAACTTCAGAAAAGATTTGCGGAAGAAGTTGAAAAAATAGCCAAGAAAAAAGATGTGACTTACATAGATGCTGTCATAGACGTTTGCGAAAAATTCGGAGTTGATCCAGCGAGTGTAGGTAAACTCATTCCGAAGAGCATGAAAGCAAAATTAAAGATGGAGGGACAAGACCTCAATCTCATACCAAAAGACAAAAAGCAAAAACGACTTCCTTTCAAATGAGGTGAGATGAATGTTGGTGATGGAAAGAAATGAAAAATCCTCTGGATATGATGCTTACTGCATATACATATCACTGAAGAGCCACTTCAACACAAAGAGCTACGACTTCTTCAAATATGGAAAGAAGAAGATAAAGCAAAGCACCTATATGTCCCGCTCGGATAGAATCTTCTTTGAGAAGATTGCTAAGAAACACAAGCAAAAAGAACTTGTGGAAATACTCATAGCAAACCTCATTCAAGACAACAATTTTTGGGTCAAGGATTTCTTCTCCTCCGAAGCAGAGGAAAACCACATTGACTGGAAGAAGAGAAACGAGAGCATTGAATATGTTTTCCGTCAAGATTGTGATGTTCTATTTGATTTTCTTGAGGAGAACAACTTGAAATTTGATAGTCTTTTTCTCTGTGAAAAAGACGGAAATCATCCATGGCTTTTGAAATTTTTAATGAGAAAGGAGGTGTCACCAGAAACCTTTTGTATTCTAAACATGTTGGTCAGTTTCATGCCGAGGTGGAATGATGTATTGTCTATGGATCCAGTTTGGTCTGAGATTGGCAACAGATATGCTAAATATGAAAAGTTTCTAAGTATGAGTAAGGAAAGAAAAAAGAAAATGTCAAAAATTGTGGTTGACAATGTTACAAACAGAGATATACTATAATACTTCGTATACATCGCACACAACGTACACAAGGAGATACAATGAGTACATTTAATCAGTTGAAGAAAAAGTCGCAGGCAAATATTGATACTCTATCAAAAGAGATCGACAAGATCAGCAAGGGATCGGAATCCTACAAGGATGACCGATTCTGGACCGCAGAACGAGACAAGAGTGGAAACGGATATGCTGTAATTCGTTTTCTACCACCACCACAAAACGAAGATGTGCCTTGGGCACGACTGTTCAGCCACGGATTTCAAGGAAAGGGAGGATGGTTCATTGAGAACTGCCCAACAACCTTGGGTCTTCCGTGTCCAGTCTGTGAAGGAAACAACGAGTTGTGGAACAGTGGAGTTGAATCGGACAAGGAAATTGCTCGTCAGCGAAAGCGAAAGTTGAGTTACATTTCCAACATCTATGTTGTTTCCGATCCAACAAATCCACACAATGAAGGAAAGGTTTTCCTTTACAAGTATGGAAAGAAGATCTTCGACAAGATCAGCGAAGTCATGAAGCCTCAGTTTGAGGACGAGACTCCAATGAATCCCTTTGATTATTGGAGTGGAGCAAACTTCAAACTCAAGATTCGCACTGTTCAGGGGTATGTGAACTACGACAAGTCGGAGTTCGACAGTCCTTCAGAACTTCTTGACGGTGACGACAAGAGTTTGGAGAAGCTTTGGAATTCACAGTATTCACTCAAGGAATTCATTGAACCATCACAGTTCAAGAGTCACGAAGAACTCTCTGAGAAGTTTCAGCGGGTTATCAGTGGTTCGTTGAGTGGTGGAAAGAGTTCCATCACTGAAGAGGATGATTATGCTGCTGTTGCAGCTTCTTCGTCAAAGGCAAAGAAGGAAGTCTTCGAACCATCAAATGGTAATGATGAAGACGACGATGCTATGAGTTACTTTGAGAAACTTGTTGATGATGATTGATTTTTGATACTTCTCAAGAACTCGGAAAAACACTCTCTTCGGAGAGTGTTTTTTAACAATGGTGTTTGAAGGACAAACGAGAGAAGTAACTGTCCCTAGCTCTGACATTCTTCACTATGGGTGCTTCTTGTTTACTGGTGTTGTTTGAGACACTACTCTGGTTCATAGAAACAATATTGTTTCCTGCTTGTTGCATATGAATTTCTTTAGTTTCCAGTAGAATATCTCTGATTTCCGCAAATATTCCTCCACCTCCATCAGCGGAGGTTGTATTGGAAACACTATTTGTTTCCCCCTCACTTGAAACACTTCCACTTAGTTTCACGATCTTTTCTATTTCCTCGTCAGTCATGGAACTTATCTGACCACCAAAACTAGCTATGGAGGCAGAAAGATTTATTAATGAATCTGAGAGTTTTGTTAGTGGATCTGCAAGTTTGGAAAGTTTATCTAAAGTCTTGGTGAAGAAGTTGAGCTCAGCATTGACTTCTCTGAATGCTTCTGCTAATACCATTAGAGCTCCTGCCCCTATCAAAACATCGGTAACATGTTTTGCTGCGTATAGAGCACCATCAACTAGAGAAATCATGATTTGTTTTAATGCTTCTGCATCTTTGACACTCATACCTTTCAGTGAATTAAACAGAGGGGCAAATTTAGAAAGACTTTCTCCCAACTTTTCAATAACCATAGAACCTTCGGAAATTATTCTCCCCATCCACCAAGCAAGGAAAGCAACTCCAATCAGAATTCCCATTATCAAAGAAAATCCTAAAGCAGCACCCATATCTATTCCCTTGAGAGATTTCAAGAATGGAACAAATGTTTCTACTGATTTTCCTAAGTGCCACAAAGCCCAAGATCCATTCAAAATTTCATTGTAGTAATATCCTGCGAATATAGCTGTACTAACAAGAATCTCTACTAGAATCCCAAATGCTATGGCTGAATTTGCTTCAATACCTTTGAGAGCCTTTACAACGGGCGCAAATGTGGACACAGATTTTCCTAACTCTTCCAGTGCCATAGAACCAAGAAGTATTCTCTCATAAAAGAATCCTGCGAATAGTGCAACACCTATTAGAATTGAAGTCATTATTCCAAACATCAAAGCAGATTCTGCATCCACTCCCTTCAGTGCTTTGGTGATGGGAACAAAGGTAGTTATGGATTTTCCTAATTGATCTAGAGCGATAGACCCAAAAATTATTTGCTCATAGAAGTATCCAGCAAATGTAGCAATACCAACTAGAATACTCA